CTGGTGAAGTCATTACAAACTTTGACATGGGATTACCTTTCTTTTATGCGTAAACCTGAACTGTGAATTCAGCACTCAGGTATGTTGTTTCATTAATGATGATGCTAGTGATTCGCCTCATCTCTGTTACTCGCAAATCTTGAATGTTACCTGCGAGAGTCCGATCAGATTCCATCGCTGTTTTAATCGAACCAGAACCAGTGGGCGCACACAAAGAATCCAAAAGCCGCTGCGCGGAACGCTCCGATTGTCTGCCAACAATGACAGTCACAATGAATTCGTATTCATCCAAGCCACGCCCAAAAGCTTTGTCATAAGTAATTGTTGGAGGCATCACCACAGCCACTGGTGGTTTTGGATCATCCGGCACGAAATCAGATGTTCGCAGCCCCGTAATCGTTGCCAGATTCACTGCCATCCTAGTGCGAATTGTGGCAATAGAGACAGTCATGCCATACCAATCACGTTGCGCCGATATGGTGCAAGCATCGACTGGATGTCAGGATCTATCCGAGAAACACGCACCGCGCCCATATCGCCAAAACCAGCTACGCCCAACGGACTGTCAAATCTTTTGTATTGACGCAGCGACATCAAAACAGTTGCCTGGACAACATCAGTGGGAATCGCTGTCCCAAAACCAAACACAGCCGTGACCTTCACCGATGTTTCCCCAATACTGCTCACCGGAAAAACGTAATCCTGGATTGCAAGAATTTTGTTCACCGGAAAACTCAACCCTGCGCTCACCCGGTTCAATGGCTGAAATTGAATATCTGTCGCAGCCCAAGTCTGATCGTAAACCCCATCGATTCCACTAGACGTTTGCACACTAATCGCCGTGCCAGCAACATCATCAATGTTGCAATTGTAAGAATTATCTGGCACAAAAAAACGCGCAACAGATGATGTCTGATAAAAATGCCGTTCACACAAACCATCAATCAACCGAGAACTTGACTCAATCGCCAACTCCAACAGCGTGTCATCCACATTGTCCGTAATTCGCGCAGCAGCTTTCACGGTCGCCAGCGTTGCGTAACCATTCACAATCGCCATTGATCAATCCTTTCCTAGACTTGCAAGAAATGGCCGCCACATGTCTGCGTAAACTTTGTCAGCATCATAATTTTCTACCACAAAACCACGCGCCACCTTCGACGGTTTATTGGTTCGCTGCTGATACGACTCATTAAGTGCATCAACAATCCCAGCGACGCTTGGAGTTTGAAACCACGCATCCTGAGTCGCATCCCACAATGGTTGCCCACGAACTTTCCAACCGTGACCCACAAGTTCAGGTTGCGCACTAAAATCCGAAACGATTACCGGGACACCACACGCCTGCGCATCAATGACAGTAATGCCAAAACCTTCCCCCAAAGTGGGAGCCAGCAGCACATCCATTGCCGAATAAATCACAGCCAAATACTCATTCGGAATGCCTTTGTGAAAAGCGTACTGATTAACAAAAGCGTATTGATTTTCACGCAAACCGACCGATTTAATGAGAGGATCAAAAGGGATTCCGCCCAATCCACCGTGCGATTCCGTGTGCAAATATAGGAAAGCATCCGGCTTATCTTGCGCAAAAATACTAAACGCCAAAAGTTGTTCACCAAAAGCTTTACGAATTGGACTGATGCCTTTGTTATTGTTGGCAATGCCGACCACGAAAGAATCCTTTGGTGCCTGCATAATTTGCCGACCAGTTTTCACGCCGTTTGCAGTCAAAATGTTTGACGAATACTTAAACACGCTGGTATCAATCGCATGAGGGATATACTCGCAATCAACACCTTGCGCACGGATCTGCTCCGCACCAAACTTCGACATTGCCACTGGCCGAACATTCGATTTTGACAAAAACTTTATGACCTTTGATGGCGCAGGACTGTGATCAATTGGCACCCACGCAACAATCGGCATGTCATCCATACGTTTGTGATCGTAAACCCAGCAATCGTAAAGAATAAAAACAAACGGCTTCCCACTAGGGTGCGCCGCACTGTGTTCCTGGAAATACGGAAACATCACTTCCTGCGAATACGCATCCAATCCTTTCGGATAAATCGTCATGCCTTCATACTCAGAAACCGTTGCTTCCAAACCGTAATTGGCAGCAATTGCCACATGATGACCATCGGCAACCATTCGCGTTGTCACCTGATTTGTTTGCGTACCATATCCAGTCAACGCCCAGGGCGCGTTCGAATGCCACAGTGCAGTTAGTTTTTGCACAATCACCCCTCACAGTTTGTGCGAACACATGAAGAAACTGGCTGCCGCACCACACGACAGCCAGTTTTTTTTATTAGGCAGCGTTGCCAATAAAATGCTTCACCGCGGAAACCTGTGCAAGATCCCCCCACAAACGCAGAGTCACACGGAAACCAACTTCATCTGTCTGGAAGAACGCATCATCACTGCGCGCAATTTCAATGCCGCCGACCTGGCGCACATGGTAGGAACTAAACGCCCCGAACAGAACAGACTTCGCGCCAGTACCAGTTGGCGCCATATCTGGATTTTCTAGGACATTAAATCCTGCAAAATTGTCCGGATCGCCGGCGGAGGTTGTTGGAACATAGAGATATTGCCCAGCTGAATCTTTCAATTTGCGAAGTGTGCCAAGACTGGAACGCTTCATCATGAAAGACGCGCCTTCGCGCACAAAATCAGAATCAACCGAGTGCGCAAGGTCAATGAGATTGTCAGCAGTGAACGCGCCCGAAACAGCACTACCGCCAGTAACGCCCAAGCTCGAAGCCGTGACGACACCATTGGCTTGCACCGTTCCAGTTCCCACGGTCAGCAGCGCATTACTGCGAATGCCGACAGATTTACCGAGCGAAGACGCAAGGTAGGAAATCAGATCAATACCGGAATCACTTAAAAGCTCCCGGCTCACCTTTGTCAAAACTGCCACTTTCTGGCTTTTCAAAGTGATATTGGTAAACACTGGATCCAGTTCAGCAATGGATGTTGCTTCCGCAATCGCCGTTGCTGCTGGACGCGAAGACTCCACTGGAACCTTTATGTCTTCACCTGATGCAGTGTTCAGTTGCGTGACAACATTCGTGTCAAGCATTGGCCCCTGGAACTGCATTTTCATTTGTAGAATGTCATAAAATGATTGCGGAACAATCTGGCTGTCATCAGCCGTATTCATTGCCCGTTTCTCAAAAACGTGCGACCGAATCTCACCCGATGCCAACGCCCGAACAACATCAAAATCGGATGCCTCACGCAGCGCGCGATCCTCCCGAACCTCTGGTGCCGTGCGAACAGCAGCTTCAATGTCAGCAGCCTTTGACGCATCTTCCATCAGTCCAACGATGCGAGCCGAACGCGCATCAATGTCCTCATTTGCGCGCACATATGACGCTTCTTCCTCAGACGTAAGATCACGCTTTTCTTCCGCAGCCCGCTCAAGAATTGAACGAGCCTCATGCAGCGCCTTGCGCCGAAGTTCTTCCTGCTGTGCTAAATAATCCATTACGGATTCCTTTCAATAGTAGTTGTTTTTTCTTGGCCGGCGCAGGCTCCTGCGACCGAGTTTTACCGGCTCCGGCAAAACAAGACTGCTCAAATATCGTATTGTTTGGCAATCAAATCTAGTTGTTTCATCAGCAATGCTATTGGCGTAGTTGCTGGCACATCGTCAACAATAATTTGTGGCGAAGACCGATCAACAACCGTGCGCAGAACATCAGCCTGGACTTGCGTCAACGGCTCACCCGATTCCAGCGCAGCAATCGCCTCAGTCAAACACTCCACATCAATTTCGGTTCGGAAAGCAATAACGCTCAAATTACGCACACTGGCAGTCGTTTGCGAGTAAGCCGCCACGCCCGTAACCACCGACACCTCATGCAATCGCACCTCATTCAAAACACGATTGTTGGCATCCGTCCATTCATCTTTAACTGTCGAAAATCCAAAAGACATCGTGCGAGTATCACCGCGAGCAATGGAAACAGACAGATCACGCGCGTAACTGGTATCAGGCAAATCAATCTCCGAATACAGCCCATCTGAGCGATTGTCTAGGCGCAAAGTCTTAGCCCTCGTACTGCCAAGGATCAGACGCTCATCATGGTTGATATAGGCGCGAACATCATTCTTGGCTTTGAGTGTGCGATCAAACGCGCCAGCAGCAATTGTTTCAATAAACGGCAACGGCAAGCTGGGCGAATCATATCGCGCAGCAAAACCGCCAAACGTCATGCCATCGCCGGATTCAGCAGATCGAACTTCAACAATGTCTGCGTCAAAGTTTCTAAATTCAACATTCATATTGTGTGACCTTCCACCTTTAATTTTCTCCACTTGACGCGCCAGAAATTCAACCGCTGGCTTAGGATCTAACGGATCAATCCCCCACAAATAATGAGCGACAGCACCAGCGCCCGGAAAACCTTCATCTCTTGGATCATTATTTTGTGGCACCCGCAAATCAACTGCATGCCGCGCAGCCCACGCATTAGAACGCACAGCCTTATCATCAGACATTTGACCAGCAGCCAGCAACCTAGCTTCACGAATTGTTTTGTCCGTTACACCGTCGCCGCCGTATTCTCTGCGCAATTCCAATCCACGCGCAGCGGCTGCCGACATGTAACCCGGAACCACAATCGAACGAATGTCCACCACATGAAAAGATCGACCCGAAGAATATCTTGGATGATCATCTTTGAGTAAATCATTGTCGGTAATGTACGCACTATTTTCTGGCGCACCCGTTCTGGACAGAAACAAAAACGCATTCACCCGACCCATTGACCATTGCGCCCGAGTCATGCCAGGTCGATGCGACACCGAAAACGCACCAGAACCACGCCGATAAACCGATTTCAAAGCACCCAATGTAACCCGAGTCCACGATGGCCGATCCCGTGCAGCCATCGCCTCATTGTGATCAGCAACCTTGTTTTCCAAACCAGTAACGGTTGCCGGACTCAATTCTATTCCGCCACTTTTGCCCGCAGC